CAAGAAGGCGCAGGACATCGCCAACGGCAAGACACCCGACGAGACGGCGACGGGGTTCGCCTACCTCGACGCACGGGGAGGGCTGAAACCGGGGAACCTGGACATCATCGCCGGACGAACATCCAACGGCAAGACGGCACTGGCGATGGCCGTGGCGGTGAACACCGCCATGGCGGGTAACAAGGTCGCCGTATATTCCCTGGAGATGACACTCGACGAGCTGGCGTGCCGCATCGGGTCGATGGTGTCGCACATCCCGTGCGCACAGATAGAACGGGGACCGCTTAACACGGATGAGTTTTGCACGCTGTTCGAGCGGGTGTCGAAGTCCGCCTACGCACCCATCGTGTTCGACCGGCGACGCACCGCCGACCTGGACAAGGTGGTCGCCTCCATCCGTCGCATGGCGGCATGCGAGGAGGTGCGCGTGGTGGTGCTGGACTACATCCAGCAACTGACATCGACCAGGCACCGCGACAAGCGCAGCCTGGTGAGCGAGGCGTGCGTGACGCTGAAGAACCTCGCCGTCGAGCTGGGCATCCCCATCATCGCGCTGAGCCAGCTCGCACGAGAGAACCCAGGCGGTAACCACCGTCCGCTGATGTCACAGCTCAAGGAGGCGGGAGAGATAGAGAACAGTGCGGACAACGTGTACATGGTCTATCGTGCGGAACTCTACGGCGAGGAGTACCCCGACGAGTGGAAGGAGTACAGCACGAAGGACACGGCACTGGTGATCCACAGCAAGGCGAGGTCGGGTGCCATCGGCTCGTTCCTCGTGGGGTTCAACCCTGCCTGCGTCCACTACTACGACCGTGAGAACTTTGAACCGACAACCATCAAGGACGAGGACGATGCACTACCATACTGACAAGGAAGAGAAGACGGTGACGCTGTCGGTCCACCGGCTGGCACGCGCCATCTGCCGGAGGTGCCGTGGCTGCGGCTCCAGCGACATCAAACGCAAGCACCCGAGGAACTGCGACGGCGTGCGCAACATCATCAACGAGGCGAGGCATGAAGAGCATCAGCAACAGTGACCACGCCACGATCATCCGATGCGCGGCAGTGCTGGCGACGCTGCGCCCTGAGTCGACGAGGCAGCGCAACGCCCTGCGGATGCTGCGCCTCGTGGCCGCACGCCTGGCGAGGAAGGGGGAGGGAGGGGGCCGACCGACCGCAGGGGGTAGGGGGTGAAGATTTTCAGCACGAGGTGCCCCTAACCCACCCCCCAGTCATTTGTGCGCGGACGGAGAATTTCGGGATTGGTTTTGTTTAAAAATATTAAAGAATAAATCATTCGGAATCATTGAAGAAGTCGTTTATTTTTCGTAACTTTGTGGAAAATATATAGTTAGGGTAAAATAATCGTGTTGTTATGTGTGGAAGCAAGAAAGAGATCGGGGACCGTCAGTGTGTGCGGCTGAACCAATGGATGCGCCAGGAGCTGGGCGAGATCTGCCGGGAGACGGGCGCGAAGGCGAGCACTGTGGTGCGTGCGGCGTTGAAGAAGTTCATCGACGACTACAACAGTGTCAAGAGTGATCAGTGATCAGTTTTCAGTTATCAGTGGATGGAGCGGAAGGTGGACGCTGCGCACCGGGTGATGTGCTACATCGCCAGGGCGGTTGACAACCCTGCATGTGCCGCCGCCATGGAGGCGCACTGGGAGGAGTTGAAGGCACTGGTCATCGACGATGCCGGTGAGGACCTGCTGCACACCACCTACCTGCGTATGACAACGCGTTACAGAGAAGGCGACGATTTCGTGAAGATGTTCAAGCTGGTGTATTTCGACACCCGCAGGGAACTGACCAAGTTGAAAATGAAACATGGCATATATCCAGAAGAGGAAGAAAAAGCGTGAACCGAGGCGAGAGAGCGAGGCGCGACACCGGCAGCGTGACATCTACCGCACCGAGCGGTGGAAGCGGCTGCGGACGGGTTACATCATGGAGCATCCGCTATGCGAGCTGTGTGAGGCGCGAGGCATCGTGACGTTGGCGGTTGACGTACATCATAAGGACTCGTTCGGCAAGTACCAGGGGAGCGAGCGTCTGTGGAAGGCGTACAACCCCGCCAACCTGGTCGCGCTGTGCAAAGAGTGCCACTCGTGGCTGCACCGTGGCGGTGTGACTTTTGATTTGGACACCGAGCATGAGAGCAAGGTGCTGGACGAGGAGTTTGGTAAAGGGATTAAACCGTACAGGTAGTTATCAGTTTTCAGTTATCAGTTATCAGAATGGATTTCAGTGAATACAGTGAAGTGGTGCAGGGTTACATGGAGGCTGCGGTGGCGGAGATCAAGTCATCTGGCCGCTGGCGTGACGTGGACATGATCAGCATGGACATCCTGGCAGCGTCGCTGGAGAAGTGGCGGAAGGCCGAGGCGGACATCCGCTCGTTAGGCATCAGCATCGGCACGCATGCTAACCCGAGTGTGAGTGTTGCATCGCAGTCGCTTCGCCTTGCGATGGGCATCATGCAGGACTACGGGTTGACGGCGTTGTCGAAGAAGAAGCTCACGCGTGGCGAGCCTGCGCCCGAGGATGACACCCCGATAGAGAGTTTTCTGAATGGAGACTGACTGGGAGAAATATGCAGTCGATGTGACCAGCGGGAAGGTGGTTGCAGGTAGGCTCATTCGATTATCGTGTGAGCGTTTCCTGCGTGACATTACGGATGACCGCTTCGAGTTCCGCACCGATGTGGTGGAGCGTGCCATCAGGTTCATCGGGCTGCTGCGCCACTTCACCGGCAAGAGCGACGGCAAGCCGTTCCTTCTTGAGCCCTGGCAGTCGTTCATCGTGGCGAACCTGGTCGGTTTCTACTGGAAAGGCACCGACTCCCGCCGCTACTCATCCAGTTACATCGAGGTGGCGCGAAAGAACGGTAAGACGGCGTTGGCCTCGGCGTTGTGCCTCTACTTCCTCACCGCCGACGGTGAAGGCGGTGCCGAGGTGCTGCTATGCGCAAACAGCAAGGAGCAGGCGCGGATCGCCTTCGATATGTGCCGGAACTTCGCCTCGACGATAGACCCTAAAGGCGGGCTTTTGCGGCGGTTCCGTAACGAGATCCTTGTGGACAAGACGAAGAGCAGGTTGAAGGTGCTCGCCGCCGACGACTCGAAGCTGGACGGGTTCAACTGCTCGTTCGGGTTGGTTGATGAATACCATGCAGCACCCAACTCCCGAGTGAGGGATGTCATCAAGAGCTCGCAGGGCATGCGAGAGAACCCCCACCTATGCACCATCACCACGGCGGGTTTCGACAAGAACGGGCCGTGTTACCAGTTGCGCACCACTGCGGTGGAGATCCTGGAAGGGTTGAAGGATGACGACGAGATGTTTGTCGCCATCTTCTGCATGGACGATGACGATGACTGGACCGACGAGGATGTGTGGGTGAAGAGCAACCCGAACCTTGACGTTACCGTCACGAAGAAATACATCCGTGGTCAGGTGCAGCAGGCGCGAAACAACTCGAGCGAGGAGGTGAGCACGGTGACGAAGAACCTGAACAGGTGGATGGACACGCAGGACGTGTGGATTCCCGAGCGGTACATCGCCGGTGCGCTGACGGATGCGCTGCCTCCGCTGGAGGGTGTGCCGTGCTTCGTTGGTGTTGACCTGGGCAGCACGAGCGACCTGACGGCAGTGTCGAAGTTGTGGTGTGCCGGTGGCGTTTACTGGTTCGACGTGACCTATTACCTTCCAGAGGCGGTGCTTGTGGAACGAGTTGGCGTTGATATGTACAGGCGTTGCAGAATGCGTGGCGAGCTCGTCGTTACTCCCGGAAATGTGACGGATTATGACATCATCACGAACGACCTGATGCATTTGTCTGACAAAAATGATATTATTTCTGTGAGCTACGACAAGTGGAATGCAATCCAATGGGCCATCGACGCGACGGATAAGGGGTTGCCGCTGAGCGAGTACTCCCAGACGATCGGGAACTTCAACAAGCCGACCAGGGAGTTCGAGCGACTTGTGATGAGCGGCAAGGTGAAGATCGTGAACAACGAGCTCACGCGGTTCTGCCTGCGGAACGTGGTGCTGAAGTACGACCACAACGGCAACTGCAAGCCGAACAAAGGCCTCGAGCGCA